GGTTAGATCGCCAGGGCACATAGGCGCGAGGCTCATCGCCAAACACCAACTCCGGCTTATTAAAGATCCGGAACTGACCATTCATCGAGAAGGTCTGACCGAGCGTCTGGATGGCTGAGCCGAGTTCCGTCGTCTCGTTGCCCTTCAGATCGTGGTTCCCAGGAATCGCCTCGATATTCAACCCCATATCGAGGATCTTGAGGATCGTCTGCTGCGTGGGGTTGAGCACCTCGGGATCGATCGCGCCGCGAACATGAAATATGTCGCCGGCGATTACCAGCGTCTTGCCTCCGAGATTGGTGAGGGTGGTCGCGGCGCGCTCCAGCTCGTTGAGAATGATGCGCAGGCGGCCGTTGACGCCGTCAGGCTGAGGTTTGGTGAAGGCTGACCAGCCGTGAGCGTGAATATCGGAAACGACGGCGTAGGTCATTCCGCCGGCTCCTCGAACAGGTGAGGGGCCGCGCGATGTTCGACACCGAACCATTGCAGCTCCCAGCTTGGATCGTCCTGGTCGGGCGTGAAATCATCGAGGAGAAGCTCGCTGAGGATCAGCGTGTCGACTGGCACTGCGCGCGTCGGCCGTATTCCGGAAATCATTGTCATGTCTGTCTGCCTGTCATTCAAGTCTGACTGACTACGTTATAGCGAGTCGCGCGCAGGGGATCAATCATTATTGACTGGAATATTCAGGGCTAAATGACGGCCTGCCCCTGCAGCTTCTTGAAGTGCTTGATCAGCAGGTAACGCTGGAGCGCGCCGCCCCGGTCGTCGAAGTTGTGCCGGTGAGCCTTCGAGCGATCATAGAACCATTCAAGGTGGGCGATGTAGAGGGCGTCATTGTCCTTATCCAGAACGCAGATGACCTCGCAGCCTTCCTTGCGGCGCTGATAGAGGGTGTCGTCATCGATCGCCCAGCAAGCCTTGTCGTCGAGCATGGCCTGATTGACGGAATGACGAAAAGCGCGCCAGATCTCGTTGTGCCGGCGATAAGCGACGTAGACGCTCTTACCGCTCGGCAAGGTATAGACGGCTCCGTAGAGTCTCCGGCCGTTCTTTATAGGGCGGTGTGGATAGGCCTTGAGCCGTTTCAGCCAGGAAGGCGGCTTCGTTGATCTCGGCATTATCGAGACCCTTCCACTCGAAGATACCTTGGGCGCCGCGCAGGGGAATGGGATGCGCCAGCCGCCGCGGATGCCGCAGGCGCCAGGCATAACCGTCGAGCTGATACCAGCCGAAAGCCTGCTCCTCGAGCGTGATCGACTCCAGGAAATCCTCTGTGACCAGTTCGATCGAATGCAGCATCACCGTGCCGAGCAGCACGCCGCGCGGCAACTCCTCGAGCGGCGGTAATCCGGACATCTCGTAGAATTTGGCAAAGGTAGGATCGAGATAGGCGTCTCGCTGTGCCGGAATGATGTTCTTGGTCGCGGCAATGCCGAGTGTCTGACCAACAGCGGAGGGCGGGGCGGGCCATGTGCGGGTCTCGAAGAATTTCATGCCGTGGACGATCAAAGACGCCCACGGCTGCCAGATGGAGATTACCTTCACGACCCGCTCCCGCATCGATTTGTGTTCGATATAGCAGGAACAGATCGGGAATGAAACGCGGGAAGGGGTTACTCCGCCGCGGCGGCGGTTTCGTCCTCTTCGACGTCCTCTTCGTAAACTTCGGGGCGCTCTCCGTAGAGGAACTCATAGAGGTCGTCGGTCTGTTCGACCTCGACCTGCTTGTGCGTCTTGCCGACGATCGTGCCCGTCACCACGAATCCACCGCCTTCGTCGATAGCGGCATAGGTCACGACCGTGTCGATCGGCAGTAGCTCGGCGAGCTTCTCAAAGATCGGATCGGGCGTTGACCAGGCGGTGTCGAACTTCATCTCCAGGTGAGTTGGCCCGACGCGGGTCATGTCGAAGCTGTAGGCGTTCCACTTCGTGCCCCAGTTTTCGATCGACCAGCTATACCAGCTGGTATGACCGGTCTCCTCGTAGCACTTGATCGCTTTTTCAGCCGCCTCGACCGCATTCGGACAGCGCTGGAGCAGCGCCGCCTTGAGCGCCTCGACGTCGGTGATGCCCGCCACCTTGACCCAGGGATAGTCGAGCATCTGCTCCAGCGTGACAGTTCGACCAAAACCTCCAGGAATGTCGGAACGGCCGAGAATGGCGAGACCGTCGCTGACGGCTGAGGAGCTCTCGCTGTTCCTGATGGAGTCGGGCATTGGAACGACCGTGTTGAAGTCGAAACTCTCGAAGGTGGCGCCGGTCTTGTTGCCCATGAAGTCTTCCTCTTCCTGGGTGATGACGAAACGCGCAACGAAGGCATCGATGTCAGCAGCATTGGGTGAGGTGACGATGACGCGATGCGTCACATGGTTCGGCATATCAATCTCCTGTCTGTAAGTCATATTTGACTGATTACGTTATAGCGTTTTCACAGACGGGGTGCGGGTGGATTGTTCAGGCGTCGTCGAGGTCGACGATCGCTTCGACGCTCTCCACCGAGGGGCTGTCGAAGGTGATCGGTTCGCCAATCGACTGCGACCATTCAACTTTCGCCTCGAGCGCCTTGGCTCCCGCCTCGATCTCATTCTCGGCGTCGACCATGACGGTCGCATGCACCTTTGACTTGGCGACACAGGTGAGCTTCACTTCATAGGACTTCATCAAAATCTCCAATGCGAGAAGGCCCGCCGAAGCGGGCCTCCAGATCAGGCTGCGTCTTCGCTGACGTCGACCTCGGTCACAACGGGCGGCTCGTAGGCTGGCGGCAGCAGCGCTTTCAGCTTGGCGAACCCCGCCGAGCCTTCCGCCTGGATCTGGCGAGCCAGGGCCTCGCGGCCGATCTGCTTGCCGTCCCAGACCACAAAGCCAGGCTTGCCGGTGACCAGCGGGGAGGGCTCGAGTTCATTCAGGAACTCCACCAGGCTTCGCTCAACGTCGAACCGGCCAGTGCCGTCCTGCTGAAACATGAAGCGCCACTTGGCCGTCTGGAATGGTCGATTGACCTTGTTCTTGCGGAAGTTGCCGGTAACCTCCATGCCCAGCACCGTCTTGGTGTCGCCGGCCTTGGTGATCTTCGAGGCCGACAACCACAGACGCTGCGAGAAATAGAATTCAGGCGCGTCGCCGCCGGTGGTCTTGCGCGGATCGCCGTAGGTGACGCCGATCTTGTTGCGCATCTGGTTGAGAAAGATCGAGCAGACGCCATAGTCCTCGGTGATCTGCGCCACGCCGGGGAAATGCACCGAGGTGCAGGATGCCAGCTCCAGCTTGTCCTTCATATTGCGCTTGTCGATGTCGCGCGGCTTGCCCTTGTCGTCGTAGAGCAGGGCATGCGGCGTCATGGCGGCCAGCGAGTCCCAGACATAGCAGATCGGAGCGTCCGCCGGAATCAGCTTCTTGTCGCGGATCGTCTTGACCGCCTTGTAGAAGATGGCGACCGACTGCTCGAAGGTCTCCGGTTTCTTGTAGATGAAGGGGCGCTGCGGGTTCTTGGTGTCCAGGCCAAGCTTCTCGGCCAGTTTGAACGAAAACGACCGCTCATGATCATGGAAAGCTGAAATGCCGCCCATGCGCTGCGCCGCCACCATGGCCGCCGTGGCGATCGCCGTCTTGCCGGAAGAGGGCGGTCCGGCGATTTCGATCATGCGTCCAACCGGAAAGGCGCCGTCCCAGGTGGACGAGCTGGCGTGATTCAGCGGAGGAAAGCCGCTGTCCAACCACTGCTTGACGGTTGCCTCGTTGTCATTGCCGCCGATGACGCCGAACAGCTCGGCAGCGACGTCTTTAGATGATGCCATATTGGTCTCCTTAATCGTCGATGAATCCAACATCGTCCTCGGCAGGCGAGGGCGGTTGAGCGGGCTTTTTGTTCTGACCCGCCATTCGCTTGAGCGCTTTTTGCCCCTCTGGCGATGATGCCGGGGTGAACGATCCAAACGGACTCGACGGCGCGGGAGGCGCCGCAGGTAGCTCCATGTTCAGCGAGAAGCCGGTCAGCTTGTAGGAAAACGCCGTCCGGGTGTGAGCGTCAGTCACCAGTGAGTGAAGATACTGGAAAACCTTGTCGATCTCGGCCGATGTCAGTCCTTCGATGGTGATGACTTCCTTGACCATGCGCTCGAGGGCGGTGCCTACCTTACCGACCGCTCGCTTGAGGTCGGCTTCCTTGTGAGCTCTTCCGGCAGGTGCCTTCGCCATCAGAAGAAGTCCTT